GCTACTAATGGGTGTCTTCGGCTTTCCCGGTTCGCTGCTCATGGCACAGGTTCGGCAGGTCGTTAGCGGCTACTTGCCCGGCTCGTGTGTCATCGAGGCATATGCGCCGCAATCTGATGGCGCAGGCGGTGTCACGGAAAATTGGACTATCGTTCCAAATGGCACCGTAGCTTGCCGAATTCTGCCAATGAACTTCGGACAGGTGGAAGTATTGGCCCTTCAGGAAGGCGTCAAGGCCGAATTCTGGTTCGTTATCCCGTACAACGCGCCCTACACCATCGGCAACCGTCTACGCGACATTGGCGACGGGAGCAATCCGACGGGCGGAACGGCGTATAACATTCGCTGGCAGCAAGAGACGGTGAGCGACGCGGCATTTTTGAAGTTCGCATGTTCGAGGGATGTGTAATGATGGCTAACCCAGTGACCGTGCGCGTGGATGTGACGAAACTCAATCAGATTATCGCTAACCTACCCGGCGCAGCGGACAAGACTGTTAGTCAGATTGCGTTTGCCGTGCAAGGTGATGCGCAGGCCAGTTTCGGCAGCGGCCCGGATGGGCAAACCTACGTTCACGGCAATGTGACGCACATCGCTAGTTCACCGGATTTCCCGCCAAACACCGACACAAGCAATCTGGTAAATAGTGCCTACACGCAACAGCAGCGTCCCGGTACATGGGAAGTCGGCTTTAAGGCGGACTATGCCGACGATCTTGAATTTGGCACACCACATATTGCCCCGCGTCCGTTCCTGTACCCTGCGGTTGTGCGTGCCGCTAAGACATTTGCGCAAAAGTTTGGGGTGTTGTTCAAATGACCGATTTCGCCGGATCGGTTGACGCTGCACTGTTTTCGAAGCTGACCACGACACCCGGCACGGCGTTCTACGGTACGCGCATTTACAACATGCAGGCACCGGAGGGCGTCCCGCGACCTTACATTATATTCAGTCAAATTGCGGGAGGAAATGATAATTTAACCCCAAATGATTCCAACGACCTGACGTACCGCGTCGAATGCGTTGGCGCGACTCGTTCGGATGCCGCAACGGGCAACGGTTACATCCAACAAGCGCTCGGTAGTATTCAGTACGAATTGACAGTAACCAACTACAGTAACTATGCGCTGCAAAGACAGGAATCGTTCTCCCGCGTGGATAACATCGGCGGAACGCAGTACTGGCGGCGCGGTGACAATTATCGAATTCGATTTGATCATACATAAGGAGACAGACAATGCCTAAGTATATCGGCGGTACTGCAATGAGCATCCTGTGGTCTGACAACTCTGGCACAATGGATATTACCCAGCAGTACACCAAACTGACAGCCCCCTGGCAAACGGACCTTACCGAAGTGTCGAGCGGTAGCGCTTTGGCGAAGGCTTACTTGCCAACCTTGAAGGATATGCTCATTACTTATGAAGGCTATTCTAACGGCAAGGTTGCCCCGCTTGGCACGGCTGAAATGGCGCGGCTGGAACCACAAAAGTCGGGAACATTTATCTGGTCGCCATTTGGTACAACGTCAGGCAATCCAAAATGGGCAGCATTCTGCTATGTAAAGAATGCGGAACCGGATTATCCCTATGCTGATAAGGTAACTTTTAAGCTCGAATTGCAGGTCAGCGGCGAACTGCTGTCTGATGGTAACACGTCAAGTTGGTAAAGAAGGCTAGCGAAATGGCGATACCCGAAACAACGAATGACGGCTGGATTATTGATGCCGACCAGAAGCGCAAGGATTTAAGAGCCTATCAGGAAGCTGTCAAGCGCAACGAAAACGATGATGACGCTATTCCGTTCTTTACGAAGGCAGTTAAAGCGTGGCCCTACCCTTATGATCCGGCAAATCCTGAGAGCTACGACGAACTGACGGTCACGCAGCTAGCGGAGGTCGCTATTCACGTGAATGCCGCGTTTCAAGCGCTTTATGACGGAATCATTAAGCGAGGCAGCGTTTCTAATGACGTGGCTTGAGGGCCAAATGCCGACTGATCCAGACCTGAATTGGCGTTTGGCTCGTCAGGTGATCGCCGAACTTCATCCAGGTTGGACGCTTGCAGAAATTGACGCGCTCGATCCGCTCGATGTAATTGATATTTTCGCTTATGCCGACGGCAAAGCGAGAGCGCAGGAGTTCATGAAGAATGGCTGATACAGTAGCTTCCCTTGTTGCTGTCATCGGCGCTGACATTTCCGGCGCGATTAACGGCTTCAATAAGGTTGGCAGTGGACTAAGCGGCATCAGCGACCAAATGCTCAAAACGGGCGCGGCGCTAACCGCTGGCGTCACGCTGCCCATTATTGGCTTTCTCGGCACGACAGTCAAAGCGGCGAGCGATCTACAAAGCCAGCTAGCACAAACGAATGCTGTTATCAAATCAACAGGCGGCGTAGCGGGCGAGACAACGGATAGCGTCCTAAAACTGGCGACGGCGCTCTCTGATACAACACGCTTCTCGAAAGATCAGGTCATCAGCGCGCAAAATATGCTGTTGACCTTCCGTAACATCGGACAATCGACATTCCCCGATGCGACGAAAGCTGTACTTGATATGTCGCAAGCGCTCGGACAGGACACTAAGTCCAGCGCGATCCAACTCGGCAAGGCGCTCGACGATCCCGTTCGCGGTATTACGGCGCTGCGCCGCGTCGGTATCCAATTTAGCGATGCTCAGGAAACGGTTATCAAGAAAATGGCGCAGACGGGCAATTTGCTCGGCGCTCAAAAACTTATTCTTGCTGAGGTGACAAAGGAGTTCGGCGGTTCGGCAGTTGCGGCGGGGCAGACGTTCGCTGGACAGATGGACATCCTTAATCATAAGTTCACTGACTTTCAAGAGAAGATCGGCAATCTGATTATCCCGTTTCTCGAAAAGCTACTGAATGTTGGTACGCAGGTTGTGGATTGGCTAAATACGCTCAATCCAGGCGTACTACAAGCGGGCCTCGTGTTCCTGGCGTTCCTGGCGGCGATTGGACCTATTGTGAGCGTTGTCGGCGCAATTGGAGCGGCGATTGCATTCCTGGCTACACCGCTCGGCGCGGTGGTGGTTGCGGTTGGGCTGGTTGCGGCGGCGTGGACTACGAACTTTTTAGGTATTCGGGACATCACGACAAAGGTTATTAAAAACATAACCGATCTGATAAATAACACAATCGCTCTTATTGATGCCCTAAAGCAGCACCTAAATATCGCTGGAACAGTTGCCGATATAGGCCAAAATGCTAACGCAATTGCCAATAGCGGGGCTACTCCAGGTCAAATCCTTCAGTCAACTATTGGTGCAATCGGCGCGCAGTTTGGTCACGCAGCGGGCGGTTATACGGGTAATGGCGGTATCAATTCCGTTGCAGGCGTTGTGCATGGTCAGGAGTACGTCGTGCCGCACAATGGAGCATTGGTGAGTGGTGGCGGCGGTTATAACGGTCCTGCTGTTATTCAGGTCAATCTACAGGCACAGGGTTTTGAAGATCATATCTATATCAACGTTGCCGATGCGATGAAAGCGGGCGTCTAGTGCCAGCAAACGTCGCATTGACCCCTACTGAGCTAGCTAATCTGGCAAAGCAGGATCAACTCGTTCCGTATTACCTTTCCTACAAGAAAGAGAACGCGATTGCGACGGCGACGGTATCCGCCGATCCTTCCGGCGCGTCGTATGCGGTGCTGAGCGTGACAAGCGCGACGGGCTGGACCGACATCCACGACGGAATGTCAGCCAAAATTACGTCGTCTGATGGCCTGACACTGCGTGGTTACTATCGCGTGCGAGGAACGCAGAGTGATACAACGCTGCTCAATATTGAGGAAATCGCACCGTCAGACCAGAGCATTATCGCGCAAAGTATACGCATAAGCGGAATCGTTACCGGCGATCTGATTACGGTGACAGACCGCTATGACCTGTTTAGCATGAAGCCCCGCATTGCCAACGGATTCAGTTTTCAGGATTATGGCGTGCCTGTCGGAACACACAATAGTCAGCCTGAAGTTGTTGTCAACGTCACTATCAATTCGGAGCCGGGCGATTATATAACCACGATTAGTTCGGATGGTGGCACACAGGCTATTACGGCGACTGTTACCGTCACCAAATGGGCAACCAGCAGCGGATCAACGCTCAGTTATGCGTGGACCGCGCCCGCGTCGTGGAGCAGTTTGTCCGGGACTACTTCGGCGACATTGACGGGCAATGCGCCGCCCGGCGATTACGAACTATACTGTACGGTGACGGATAGTATCGCGGGTCCCACTGAGATCGCCCGCTGGGTGCGCATTCACAGTCCGTCCGATCCGCCGCTCGGCGTTAATGTCACATCAGACACCCGCGATATGAATAGCGCCAAGATGTCAATCCGCGCTATTCAGGCAGTGATTGGCGTAGTCCCCCCCGGTAGCAAAGTTGCACTATGGAGTAATCCAACATGGGGCGGCTCGGATGTGGCGACGGCAACGAAGAAGTTCATCGGCTTTCTTTATCAACAACCTTTCACCCATGAGCCGAACTACTACGAGACGAACGCCGATATCTACAGCACGGCTGCGATTTTGGCGGAGCGCATGTGTTACCCGGCGACGCTCAAATATACAGGATCGACTTCCACCTGGGAAGAATTGCCCGCTAGTCTGCAAAATATCCAATTCGTGATGTGGTGGGTACTACGCTGGCGCTGTGCTAATTTACTGAAGTGCTTCAACTTTACGCCGTTTACCACATCTAGCGGCCTCGCGCAAAAAACTAACATTGGCATCTCGCAAGGCAGCGTATTTGCCGCACTTCAGACGCTTGCCGATGCTTATGATGTCAATGTCGGCAGTCGCTCGGACGGCGAAATTATCTCGCAATATTTACCCTGGATGCTGCTAGACAGAAGTGGTGTTGCCACTCGCTGCACGCTGACGAACAGTATTTACAGCGATGTGAAAGTAACGTGGGTACGGCAGTCGATTGTTGGCTCAGTTATTCACGATGGAATTTCGAGCGATCTCACTGCCGATATAGCGGTAGCGGCCCAAGCGCCAGGACTTCAGATATTCGGACAGGGCGGCAGAATTGATAAACGTAGCGATAAGGTCTATGAAAATCAAGGCGATGCACTGGCGCGCGTTGGCAATTCTTACGCTTATCAGAACAGTCAGTATCCGCAGATAGAACTTGACATTCTGAATAACTGGGATGTTTTCGAATGTGCAGACTGTAATATCGTGACAGTGGTTGTTCCTGCGGATAAATCGCCAACAGGAAGCGCACTGACCATCGATTGTGTGCCACAGACGGTTGCCAAGACTTGGATTGGTGGACAACGCGCCAAGATTAAACTAACGCTTGTCGCCTCGACGCAAGGGACACTGGCGCAGGCAGTGCCGCCACAACCAACATCTACGCTGGCCTTACCACCATCGCTTCCCGCGTTGCCCCCGCAGTTTCCGATGATGACTGATGTTGGCGGCTCAATACCACTTCCTACGCCGCTTGGACAAGTCGCCAAGTTAGACGGCAATGAATTACTGGCTGGCAAAGGGACCGCAGTGTATTGGGTGAAGAATTTTATAGAAATGACCACGCCGCAGCACAACAACATTACGCCTAACGATTTAGGCGCGTTTCAAGTGCAGGCTGTTCTAACCGAACCAAATCCGACGGTAGCCGGTCCTATTGGGGGTTACGTGTTAGGTCTGGATGCCGTTGGTACTCAGTCGGCTATCTGGCATTCAGGGAGCGTCACCGCGATTAGCCCCACCTGGACGATGGGGACAACTCTGGGTGACAACTTTGCCGTGCTGCGCGGCGCTGCGCCAGTCGGTAATGTTCTTGCCTATGCCCCTAGCCACGCGGGATCGCTCGTGCCATTCAATTTCGTGCTGGGATCGGGCGGCTTTGGATTGGTGAGTCGCGGAGCTAGTTTTTCGCCGCAAACCGCCGGGACATATCAAACGCTCCAGGGGTGGAGTAACACATTCCAGGTCTTCACGGGATCAGGATTCACCGATGATATACAGGGGATAGATATTGCGCTCTCCCCTGGCACGTTGTCCAATG